TTGAAGATCCTTCCTTCTTTTTCGCCTGGTATCAAGGAGATGAAAAACTCAACTATAAGGATGAAGACAATTGGCGTTTAGCCAATCCTTCTTATGGTGATATTCTCTCTGCAGAAGATATGAAATCTGCTTCGCTCTTGACTCCAGAGGCTGAATTTAAAACTAAAAGACTTAATTTATGGACTGATTCTGCTCAAACCTGGATTCCTACTGACGCATGGGATAGCCTAACTCTTAAGAATAGAGAACAAATTCCTGGCGAAGATGTTATCTTAGGCTTTGACGGATCCTTTAATGGAGACTCAACAGCAATTGTTGCGTGGTTCTTAGGTGGAGAAAAACCACATTTAGACATATTAGCAATTTGGGAAAGACCAGATGATGCAGATCAGAACTGGTTTATTCCCGTTGCTGAGGTAGAATCGTGTATAATAGATGCATACAGAAACCCAGATTACAGCATTCGTGAAGTAGTCTTTGATCCTGCCAGATATTCTAGAACTTTTATGCTTTTTGATGAGGAAGGTATGCCAGTAGTTTCTTATCCAAACTCTGCAGAACGAATGGTTCCAGCAACTGCTAAATTTTATGAGGCAGTTATGAATAACTCATTTACTCACTCAGGACATGAAGCATTAAATAGACATGTAGCAAACTCTATGACTAAGACCTCATCAAGAGGACTTATGATTCAAAAAGCAAACAGCAAAAAGAAGATTGACGCTTGCGTAGCAGCAATCTTTTCTTATGATCGTGCAACAGTGCCAGTACCAGTAAAGCCTGTAGCAAGATTCTATTCACTATAAGGAGAAACATGAAAACAAAGAAGCCAAACATAGACTGGTCGTTAACGACTGAAGTAGTTGGAGTTGCACTAGCATCATATGGCCTATTCTTAATCTTTCCTCCTATTAGTTTCATCGCACTTGGCGGATTTTTAATCTGGGCTACGGAGAAGGAATAACATGACAGCAGGTATATACAATTTCACAATTGACCAGGGTGCTCAATACACTACTCAAATTATTTGGGCAGACAGTAGTGGCAATCCAATTAACCTAACTGGTTATACTGCTGCTATGCAATTAAGATTACAGGCTGCTTCTCCAAATCCTTCTGCTTTAAATTTAACCTCTTCTAATGGAGGAATTACAATTACACCACTTGCTGGAGAAATGGATATTCTTATGACTTCCGCACAAACAGGGGCTCTTGATCCAGGATTTTATGTTTATGATTTAGAAATCGCTCTTGGCTCAGTTGTTACAAGAATAATACAAGGACAGATCACAGTATCTGCACAGGTGACTCAATAATGGCTGCTAATCAAGTTATAGTAAATACAAGCACTAATCAAGTAACAGTTCTTGATGGACCAGAAGGTCAAACTGGCCCAACTGGTGCCACAGGTGCCACAGGCCCTACAGGAGTTACAGGTATAACAGGCCCTACAGGTCCAACAGGACCAACAGGATCTACTGGACCCACAGGACTCACAGGAGTTACAGGAGCCACTGGACCAACTGGCCCTACTGGAGTTACAGGAGACGCAGGAGTTACAGGCGACACTGGTCCTACAGGTGTAACTGGCGACACAGGTCCTACAGGACCAACTGGAGTTACTGGTGATGCAGGTGTGACTGGTGATACTGGACCAACAGGTCCCACAGGAGTTACTGGAGACACTGGTCCAACAGGACCAACTGGCGTTACAGGAGATACTGGCCCTACAGGTGTAACAGGAGATATTGGTCCTACAGGACCCACAGGAGTAACAGGTGATACTGGACCTACAGGTCCAACAGGAGTCACTGGAGATACAGGAGCAACTGGCGTAACTGGAGACACAGGTCCCACAGGACCTACAGGTGTAACAGGAGACGCAGGAGTTACAGGAGCAACAGGTGTTACAGGAGACACAGGTCCAACTGGACCTACAGGAGTCACTGGTGATACAGGATCTACTGGACCTACAGGAGTTACAGGCGATACTGGTCCTACAGGACCAACAGGCGTTACTGGAGATACAGGTCCTACTGGTCCTACAGGAGATATTGGTCCAACAGGACAGACTGGCCCTACAGGAGCCACAGGTGCTGACGGTGGATCAGTAAACTATTATGACTACCAAGCAAAGACCACAATAACAACAGGAGATCCTGGTAGTGGACATGTTATTTGGAACAATGCAACACAAGTTTCTGCAACACAAATCAATGTGAGCCACATAAATCAAGACGGTATTGATATTGATATCTTCTTAGCATTGCTAAAGACAAACGACATTATAGTTTTGCAAGATGCAAATGACTCTAATAACTATCAGCAGTGGACTATCTCTGCAACACCAATTCCTCAAACAGGATACTTTGAATTACCTATAACACTGAATACATCAGGTGGAACTGGTACAACTAACTTTTCTAACAATCATCAATTAATCTTTGTAGTAACTGCAGCAGGAGTCGTTGGACCAACAGGTGCCACAGGACCCATTGGTGCAACAGGAAGTACAGGACCAACAGGCGTTACTGGAGACACTGGGCCTACTGGCCCAACAGGTGTTACAGGTAATACTGGTCCCACAGGACCAACTGGTGTTACAGGCGATACTGGACCAACTGGTGTAACTGGTGACACAGGGCCAACAGGATCAACTGGAATGACTGGAGACACAGGTCCAACAGGGCCTACTGGTGTCACAGGTGATACTGGTCCTACTGGAGTAACAGGAGCCACAGGCCCTACAGGACCAAGTGGAGCAAACGCTCTATGGAATTTTACTGGTGCTTATAACGCAGGTGCATCTTATGCAGTTGGTGACATAGCAACTTATGATGGATCAACTTGGTATCGCACTGATGCCCATGGTGGAAATGTTGGAGATACTCCTTCATTAGTATCACCATATTGGACAGTAATTGCATTAGAAGGAGATATTGGACCTACAGGTGTCACTGGTGTAACTGGAGATACTGGGCCCACAGGCCCTACAGGTGTAACTGGTGATGCTGGAGTAACTGGAGACACTGGACCTACAGGTCCTACAGGTGTAACTGGTGATACAGGACCCACAGGTGTTACAGGAGATACTGGACCTACAGGTCCCACAGGCGTAACTGGTGATACAGGCCCTACAGGGCCAACTGGTGTCACAGGTAATACTGGTGCAACAGGAGTTACTGGTGATACTGGTCCTACAGGACCAACAGGAGTTACAGGAGACACTGGACCTACAGGTCCAACAGGAGTTACTGGTGATACTGGTCCAACAGGACCAACAGGTGTTACTGGAGATGCAGGAGTTACAGGTGCTACAGGACCTACAGGCGTAGGCACCACTGGTGCTACAGGACCCACAGGAGCGACGGGACCTGGAGGATCTGACTTAACAGCAGGACCAATAAGATCCGTATCAGGAACATCAAGTATTAATGCACAAACAGGTACAGGTGAAGTATTTGTAATGAGTGATGGTACTCCAAACATTCAATCAGCAGTAACTATTGAAGGTGGATCATCTTCACCAATTAAAATTGGTGTTGGTCTTACAAGAACACTATTTGGAAACATTGCTATTGGTAATACAGAGACTCTTGAGTCTATTACTACTGGTAATCAAAACTTTGCTATTGGATCTCGTGCAATGCAAGAAACTACAGATGGTGGAAACAATGTAGCCATTGGTGCTGATTCTATGAGATTTGGTACATCAGGTAATGACAATGTTGCAATTGGACCATTCACCTTGATGGACAACACTACTGGTAACTCAAACACTGCTATTGGTGGATCAGCATTAGAAAATAATACAACAGGTCAACAAAATACTGCCATTGGTGGGGCTGCTCTTTCTGCTAGTACTTCTTCAAGTGGTCAAGTAGCAGTTGGTTTTCAGGCCCTTCAAAATAATACAACAGGAATTGAAAATCTTGCTGTTGGTTTTCAAGCCCTTCAAGATAATACAACTGCCAACTATAACCTTGCTGTTGGAAGTGAAGCACTTAAGGATAACTTTACAGGTATTCAAAACCTTGCAATTGGTTATAGAGCATCTGCTGTACAAACTACAGCACAAGACAATGTTGCCATAGGAATGCAAGCACTTGAAAATAACACTCAAAGCAATATGATGGCTATTGGAAAAGAAGCACTTAAGGCTAATACAACAGGTGCAAATAATACAGCACTTGGCTGGAGAACCCTTGTTGCAAATACTACTGGATCAGGCAACCTGGCTATTGGTGCAGGAGCACTTAGTTCTAATACAACTTCTAATAACAATGTTGCTATTGGAACTTCTGCTCTAGCATTAAGTACATCAGGTGAAGAAAATGTTGCTATTGGTGGTGCTGCTCTTGAAGATAATACTAGTGGTGACTATAATATTGCTATTGGTGGAAGTGCTCTTACAAATAATACAACAGGTGCTTCTAATGTTGCAATAGGATTTAGAACCTTAGCAACAAGTACAACACAAAGTGGTAATACTGCTATTGGTGCAAATGTTATGGAGTATACTACAGGCCAAGGAAATACTGGAATTGGTCAAGGATCAATGTATCTTAATACTACAGGTGCCAATAATATTGGTATTGGTCAAAGTACTTTGGCAAATAATACAACAGGTAGTAGCAGTGTTGCTATTGGTAACAATGCTCTTAATGCTAATACAACAGTAAGTTCACAAGTAGCAATTGGAAATAGTGCACTTCAATTTAATACTACTGGTCAAGGAAATCTAGCAATTGGCGATAATGCACTTAATGCTAATACTAGTGGTAATGTAAATCTTGCCATTGGTACTGGTGCCCTTGTTGATAATACTACTGGTGGTAACAATGTGGCTATTGGTTATGCTGCCCTTGCAAACAGCACAACTCCAAGTGCTAACCTTGCAATTGGAAGTGAAGCACTTCAAAACAATATTACAGGTGATTCAAATATTGCTATTGGTTATAGAGCCCTTAATGCTAATACAATAAGTGGTAACACTGCTATTGGTGCTAATGCAGGACAAAACAATACAACAGGATTTCTGACAGCAATTGGACAAAATGCTTTGGCTAATAATACTACTGGTAATCAAAATACTGCTATTGGTCTTTCTGCACTTCAAGCAAATACAACAGGAAACTTTAATATTGCTATTGGTGGAAGTGCTATGCCAAATTCAACTACTGGTACTGGTAATAATGCCATTGGTGTTAGTTCCCTGCAAAATAACCTAACAGGTAATGGTAATGCTGGAAATGGCCAGATTACTTTATATTCAAATACAACTGGTATTCAAAATACTGCAATGGGATCTCAGTCATTAAGATCAAATGTTGTAGGTAATGCTAACACAGGAATTGGTAGAGAAGCACTTAGAGATACAAGTTCTGTTATAGCCACACTTGGAGCAATTACACCAGGTAGTGGATATACAAATGGAACTTATTCTGGAGTTACTTTAGTTCCTAATAATGACTCATGGTGGAGTTTCCCAACAGCAGACATAACAGTTGCTGGTGGAGTTGTGACAGTAGTTACTTTAGTTGGTGCTGGAATTGGAATGGTAGTAGGAGCAACTCTTGAGATTGATACATCATTAGCACCAGCAGGATTATTGACAGGTACTGGATTCAGTATTCCTGTTTCAACAGTAACCACAGGTCAACACAATACAGGTCTTGGATATAGAGCAGGAGCAGGTGTTATAACAGGTAATCGTAACCTATTCCTTGGATATAACGCAGGCGTAAATGAAACAGGTTCTGATAATCTATATATCTCTAACTCAACTACATCAACACCTTTAATCAAGGGTAAGTTTGACTCTGCAGGAGGAAATGCTGGATCTGTACGAGTTTATGGTGATTTGCAACTTACTACAAAGACTCCAGCCTCAGCATCTGCGACGGGAACCGTAGGAACAATTACATATGATACAGACTACATATACATATGCACAGCAACTGATACTTGGAAGCGAGTAGCAATCAGCACATGGTAAAATTAACTAAGGGAAAAGGGTAATCAAATATGAGTCTATCTAAAAGACTAAAAACATCTGGTGAAGCCAGAGATCTGAACAGTCAGTATATTCTTCCATTGATTCCACCTCGTCCTTTATTTGGTGTTGCCAATACGGGCACATATGTTGACACAGAGTCTGCAATTCGCACATCTACAGTTTATGCATGTGTAAGACTGCTTGGAGATACTATTTCTTCATTGCCAATGGGTGCTTATGTACGCAGAGGACGCAATCGTTTATCTTATGCAAGCGTTTATGGAGATGTTCCAGCATGGATTAATACTCCAAACCCAGAACAAACAAGACTAGAATTCATTGAGCAAGTAATTACTTCTATGCACCTACATGGTAATGCATTTATTTTGACGGTACGAGATAGTGACAACGAAGTAACAGAACTATATGTACTAAACCCAAATGAAGTAAGAATTGAAAGACCTATTCCAGGAGAACCACTTGTTTACAGAGTTAAGGATATAGATAATGGTCTATATGATCAAATTCTGACGAGTAATGAAGTTCTTCACATTCCACTATTTAGAATGCCAGGATCATACTATGGCTTAAGCCCAATTGGTGCTTGCCGTATGTCTGTTGGTATTGCACAGGCTTCTGATACATATGCAGCCTCATACTTTGGTAATGCTGCTAACCCTGGTGGAGTTATTGAAGTTGCAGGAGAATTAAATGCAGAACAAGCAGGAGACATTGCTCGTAACTGGCAAGAATCACACTCAGGCCCATATATGGCAGGTAAAGTTGGTATTCTTTCTGGTGGTGCAGCATTTAAGCCACTATCACTAAATGCCTCTGACGCACAACTGCTTGAAGCCAGAAAGTTCAATGTTGAAGATATTGCAAGAATCTTCCGTGTTCCACTGACACTACTAGGACACCCTGTTGCAGGTGCTATGTCCTACTCATCTGTAGAAGCACAGAACCTTTCGTTTGTACAGTATTCATTGCGTTCATTGCTAGAGCGTTTGGAACAAGCACTATCTCCACTACTTCCTGAGTCAGATGGATTTATTCGCTTTAACCTAGATGCACTTTTGCGTGGTACTACAATTGAGCGTTTTGATGCATACACAAAGGGACTAAGAGAAGGCTTCTTGTCACTAAACGATGTACGCAACTATGAAGACCTATCATCACTTGGTGA